GCAATAGTTATCCTATTAGATAGAGTATAGTAAGACCCTATAATAGAAGCAAACATTGCAGCTATTGTAATTATCTGTGTAATGCTGATACTAAAGTCAGCCTTTCCGTCTCCGTTAATATCTATTTTACTGCTCATTTTAGTTTCTTGCTTATTGAAATTACTGTATATCCTATCGCTAAAAGAAGAGAAATCGTCTGAAGATAGGGATTAATTTCCGTTATAGATAATGCTAATGCTATTGCGTTGAATCCGTATATCTTCAAATTTTCCATTGTTTATGCTATTGCTAAATAGATGTATGATTGACCACTTGCATTAGATAATCCATAACTGCCATATAATGTAAATCCATCATCTTCAAAATCTAAATCATCTCTTAAAGAACTTTCTACGTCACTTGTATTGGGTCTTAATTTTAAATCTTCTCCCCTTGTGCTGTCGTAGATTATCCAATCATCCGCTCCTGTATATTTTTTTATTAAAAGAAATCTTGGTCTAAACCCACCATTTCCTGTAGAAGTTCCATCATCAGTAGTGTATATCCTGTTTGTTGCACTTGTTCCATTATAGGATGAGATACGCTGATACCCATCTACTGAATGGAAGGCATAAAAAACGTAATTGCCACTTGATGAATTTACATTTGTATCTGATGAAACACTAAAAACAGAATCAGTTGGGGAAGTATTATTCCAAAAATTATAAGTATTTGCTCCACTGTTGCTATTAAGATACAAATAATCAGTATTACCTAAATCTTTATGGTATACTGTCCAAGCCTTTGGAGGGATACCGCTTCTTAATTTTACTATTATTAATTCAGGTGTAGAAGAGAGTCCGTGTCCTATTGTTGCCCCTGCAGTACTATTACCGCTATAAATTCCTATACTAAACCCTGCATTTTGATTTGCACTAACTTGACTTGTTATACTTCCATCTGTGTTTGATACTGCTGCACCTCCTGCTTTCCAACACCAAGCAACCATACCATCATTAAGACCATTATAATAATTACTTCCACCTACCGTAAATCCATTAGTATCAAAACTTTGAAAATTAGAACCAACATCTGCAACATTTGTTAGGTCAGAATATAAGATACTGCTTGTACCTCTTACAGAATCGTGCAAAACGTGGTTAGTAGAGTCAATTCTATTCTTTATCCAAACCAAATCAGGTTGGAATGCCATACCTAAAAAGTTTACGTTGGTAGGTGTTCCTCCATATACTCCTGCTGAATAGGTTACGTTACTTGCAGTACCATCATAAGTATCTAATACATCTTCTGCATTTCCATCTAATTTGTAATGAGCAACAAGGTTAGCAGTTGGTACATCTGCTGATTCTTTATACAGTTTTGTAACGTCTCCACTACCTAATTCTGATGAGTAGATTCTTACTTGGTCTATTTTGCCTGAAAAATTTAAGTAATATACATTTTGAAACCTACCATTTGTTCCAATCCAATCCCCATCATTTGTATATCCTGCTGTATAATTATCTGAATATGTTAGCGCTACTGAACTTCCGTTTAAATAAAATGAAAAATCATCATCGGCTGTACCGCTCATAATTACTACTCCGTGATACCATTGATTTAGGTTTATTGTAGGATTGGCAACTCCCTGTCGCAAGTTATTAGGAGTGCCCGTAGTAAATTGTGATTGACCATTTTTCCATTTATATATTATAACAGAATTAGTTGCGTCAGGGTCTATACTAAATTGTAATTTTCCTCCTGAAATAAAAACAGTTCCTGTATTATTAGAATCTGTATTAAACCAAAACGAATAGCTTCTGATTTCTTCTCCTGTAAAAATAGAACTGTAATTTATTCTACTACTACTCCCATTAAACACCGCAGCTTGTTCAAAGTTACTGCTTAACGCATCTTCATCTAACTCATATAAAGCAACACCTGAACCATCATTAAATATATCCGTAGTTGATTTAGTACTACTTGCGTAGGTTTCTCCATATAGAGTAGTTACTTCTCCGCTGCTTAATGCTTTGTTAAAAATTCTTACTTGGTCTATACCTCCATTCAAATATTGTCTAATAACAGGAGTTCCTAAAGCACCTCTATTATCATTTGCTCCTATAAATAAATCTAAAGCACTATTAAAACTTTGTGTGGAATTTCCTTGCGCAGTAGGAGTAGTTGCTCCATCTATATACATTTTTATCCCATTTGTAACAGTTCCATCATCCCAAACTGCTACTATATGATGCCAATTACCGTCTTGTAGTCCTGTGGCTGATGTTGTTACAAAACCGCCATCGCCATCGTTTATAGTAACATATAATAAACCTCCTGAAAAAAATATCCTGTTTTGGGCTGCTGTTATACTATTATCCCCTATGTCTAATATGTTTCCATCTACAGTTGTTCTAAACCAAACAGAAACTGACATAACACTTGGACTTGATGAAAATATTCCATCTGCCTGTATATAACTACTACTCCCATTAAAAGCAGCACCCTTTCTTATATACCCTGTTATCTTTTGTGTACTACCATTCCCTGTATAGGTTACAGTTTCAAAGTTTTGTAAAGGGTCAAGTCCTGCTGCTGCAGGTGGTGTAGAGGCTACAATACCTCCTGTTGTAAAGAATTTTTTATTAAATCCCATTTAGTCAAGATTTGGTAAAGAATAAGAAACTACCGCTGCTTTAGTTGTAAGTGCGTTAATCTCCCCTTCTTTAGTTCCACATTCAGTTCTTAATGCTGCTCTATCGTCTAATATAGATTGAGGTGTTGCTGTTCCGCCTTCTGCCTCTCTTACAATATACCAATCCGTCTCGGATAGTTTTCTATTATAGATAGCCTTTAGGTTAGTAATCTTTGCCTCTTTAAGTTCAGCTACTGTTTGTGTCCAAGTTCTATTTATTACGGGATAAGTAAAAGTACTACTATCGGCATCCCACTCTAAGTCTCCTAGGTATTGAGTCGCAGAATCATAACTAGGAGTAACTACGTCATAAAATCCTGCTGCCTCCCAATCGGAAGAAGATAGTAAATTAAAACCTGCGATAACACTACCCCAAGCCTTGGGAATAGATGTGTATCTTTTTATTGCTCCATTTATTTGTATTGCCTTCATAATTATGCGCTTGTATCGGTTGTATAAGTTGCTACTGCCCAAGTTAAAATAGCGTCTGAGTCTGTATCGTCTACGCAGAGTACTTGGATTAAATTAGTTCCTGTAGTGTCTAAGTCGTTACTTCCTACTTTATTAATAGCTGAAGTAGTAAAATCGTCTGCTAAAGTTAATACAGCACTTGACAAAGTACCTGAAAGTAAGATATCTATTACTTGGCCTGTTTTTATACCTTGTATATTTAAAGTAGCAGTAGTCAAATTCCCTGTAAGATTAAACGCAGCATAAGAAGATGCATCAAGATTAATAGTTCCACTTGTTGTTGCAATATCTTGTACTTCAGTATATCTCCCATCTAAATTATCGTGGTCTACTACATCGTTTGCAATAGTTAATGTAGTTGAACCTGTAACATCTCCTGTGTGTGTTGCGTTACTAATTTTAGCTGTATTAGCTGCTACGCTTGTATTAGCTGATACTTTTGCTTCCGTGTAATACTCATTAGTAGAACCTTCTGCAATATCATCTGAATCCAATACTACCGTGCCTGTTTGTCCGTTTACCGAATCAACATCTCCTGCATCGTCTGAATATAGTTCGTCAAAGTTTGCGTTTACTTTTATAAAAGCATCTCGTATGAAATCACCTGTGTTGTCGTTTGGTGCTGAACCTACTCCGATTGTTTGCTTTGCCATAATTAATTAGTTTTATTTTTGTGTTGCATCTGCTCTATAATTTATTGTATCTGCTCTAAATGGTGTTCCTGATATTTGTGTTAAATCTGCTCTTAACTCAAAAGTGTCCCAACAGCTTGGTGCTGAAATGTCAGGAATAAAATTAGTAGAAAATGCAGTATCACTACCAAAACCTTTATCGGTAATCATATTACAATATATTGCTCCCCAATTTATATTATTTGCCATTCTTTACTTTTTCTATTTTAGCTAAGAAATTTTTTAACTTAACTATATTTACTTGTTTTGGTTTGTACTTTTTTATAATACCCATCCGTTAAATAAGCTGTCTTTGTCAGGATATACATCCTCGTTATTATTTGTATTGTACTCAGGAAAACTGCTTATATTATATGTAACGTAATCAATCATCCTTCTTGTGTAATATTCTGCAAATTCTCTTTCCTTATTTACTAAATAATCTACTTCGTTTTTACTTACACTTTCTGCATTTTCACTTATATGCTTAAATACACCACCATTTTTTACTTGATATGCTGCAAAAGGCAAATAATCAACCATAGCATAATGTATTAACATAGGCTGCACATATGTGTTTACTAATGTAAGATACGCACCTGCTAAATCGTCATTTAATATATCTGTACTGATTTTGTCATATAGTTTGCTTCCAAGAAAGTTTCTTATATGTATTTCCTGTGCAATTTTTATAAACTGTATAAATTTATCAGTATCAACATTACCATCTAAAATAGTGTTTTTTACTAAATCTGTTCTTGATATAAATAGTGCTGTTGCCATTAGTCAAATGCTTTGTCTTGTTTAGTAGTCCAATTTTTAGGCTCTAAGAAACCTCTTTTTTTCTCATCTAAGTCCCTAGGTCTTTTAGCTACCTCAGACTCATTTTTAGGTGGTTTTAAGCCTTTTTTCTTTGCTTCATTAACACTAACCTCAGCATTAGGATTTTTAACATCAGGAGCAACGTCTACTGCCATATATGTTTTTCTCATCCAAAAATGCCTACACGAGCCTCCTCCTTTGTAGAGCCAAATATCATAGGTGTCTGCACCTTCAGGACCCCAACCTTCATTAACAGGCATCTCACCCATTTTAATAATATCTTCCTTTCTGTATAGTTTTGCTTCTTTGACCATTCTAGAACAAAAATCTCTACTTTCCTCATCTGCTTTTAGTGGAGCATATTGATAACGCACTTTAAACTTCATATTATCAACGCTAGTATCTTGCTCACTAGATGCGTTTGGTCTAGCTACTCCTGTAGATGCTAAACCAATCATTTTATCTAATGTTTCTTCTTGGTCATAGTCAACTTCTCTTTCATCAACTAATACCCAATTTTCTAAATCTTCATCTTCGCCTAATTGAGTAAGTGTATCAAACACCTTGTCGCTTACAAAATTATACTTAGACATTTCTACACCTGTTTCTTCTTCTTTTTCTTCACTTGTTATATTAGTGCTATCTAATACTTCTTCGTTAAATTCTAATGGCTGTAATGTTTCAAAATATAAGTTTAAACTAATGCCATTAAAAGCTAGTATTTGGTTAAAGCTATCTATAAGAAGTTCTTGAAAAGGCTTTATAACTACATTGTTGTTTAATATAGAAGCTGTTTGTAACTCTTCTGCGTTATTTCCTAAACCTGTATTATCTTTTATACCAAACAACATAGGAGATACTATCCTGTGGCTTACTAGTATTTTTTTAGAGGACTCGTCACTTAAAAACTGATATTGATTATGAGCATCGCTTAGTTGAACAGGTTCAAGCGTCGCACCCGATTCTGTATTGTCGTTAAAAGACAGGATAAATTTACCTGCAGCGCTGCTTCCACTGAACTTGTCATATATTCTACGTTCTATTAATTCTCTCTCTTCTTCATTTGGAATACCGTTGTTAAAGTTAATTAACATAGATGGAGCAAGTCCATTTTTAATGTTATTTAAATGATAGTTAGCTATTTCCTCTTCTAGTTCTGCATATTGCAAACCACCTTGGTAGTCAACAGGACTGTAATAATAAAATCCTGCTCTATATGGCTTAACACACAGAATTTCTATTGCTTCATTAGAAGTACCAAAAGCAGGTATACGCTGAGGTTGGTCATTAGGCTTTACATTTAGCCAATCTGAATGATAGTAATAACCCTCTACTTGATTACTATTTTCGTTTACTTTTTCTGCTCTAATAGTTTCAACAGGTAAATGTTCTACTTGTGCAATCTTAGTTCTGTCCTTAGAATAAATAACTTGAATTGCACATTGACCCATTAATTTTAAATCATAGCAAAATTTTCTAACTGTATCTTTTTTAAATAAAGAAATCATTTGTGCATATTCCTCAGGCTTTCTATCTGAATCAGTTGCGTTAAGTCCTTTACCAAATATCATTTCAGACAGTCCATTTACTATTGCATTGTTAGTAGGACTGCCATTATATCTGTCTATTAAATACTGATAATAATCATTGTCTTGACCGTAAGATACCCAATCTTTATTTCTAACTTCCTTGATTTCAGGGGAAGTATAGTTGCTTAAATTTACTATTCCAAATTGTTTCATATTATAATAAAGTCGTTATCAAAACTAGTATCTGATGTGTATGTTCCGCTATTAACAGTATATTCTTCGCTTGAAGTTTGGTCAATAGGTTGGTTAGTACAAAATATTTTATCCTTATAAATTATAGTACCATCACCTTTTTTAAGTACCATATCGTAAAACCTACCCTCTTTTAGTACAGGGTCAAAAGTAATAGCTACCTGCAAATGATTTTGGCTCTCTGTACCGGTTAAACTAGTATAATTAGTTGTAGTATTTGAACTGTCGTCTCTTATGTCTGCACTCAAACTAGTAACATACTCTCTTGGTATTACTTTAAAAGTTTGCTCTGATGCACTTGTAGTTAGAACTTTCATATTCATATAACGAAAGTAACTAATAATATTGCAAAAAA